GATGACATACGCTGCTCCAAGTGATTGATTAGTTGTGCTCTTTCCCTGGGCATATGGGTCATGACAAATGATGTATAGATTATGTGGGACAAGCCCATCTTTAGTTTTAAAAGGATTTTCATAGACTACTATACCCCCAGTAAGATCGTCATCTTTACGGTGGGGAAATTTATTTATTGTTTTAACTGTTGGGTCAGGACGAAACTCAACAGCATCTCCTTTATGATAAAGTATTCCTGCTGTACCCTCTTTTTCAAGGTTATGCGCTTTGACTCTATTGTATTGTTCTTTGAGTGAATTGACGTCAAAGATATTGATTGTAGTTTGAAGTGTAGCTTCTTGCGGAGTAAATGGGTGTTCAGCTATGTATTGATCAAAGCTCTTTGGATCGTTGGCTTTCTTTTTATTGTCTCTAGCAGCCTCTTCAAATGCAATAGCTTCTTCTTTTAGGGAATTCCCGTTATCGTCCATAAACCCATCTAAGTTTTGATAGATCGGGACAAAATACCCGCACTGAGTTCCCATAGCTCCTGCATCCCACTCATTATCGAAGGCTAAGCAGTTGTATGCTTCTGGGTGATAGAACAATTCCTCTAAACTCCCAAAACCTTCTCCTTCCTCACCACCTGTACCGAAAGCAATCATAGTCCCAAGTGTTTTAGAACCTTGCTTCATTGTAGGCATTGCAATTTCCCAAGCACTTAGTAGTCCTGAGAACGAACCTGCTTCTTCAAAGAAAATTAATTCTCCTGCCTTACCTCTGACTTTATGCGGGTTGTCTTTAAGTGATACCCCAATAATCTGAGATTTCATCCCAAGAGCTACATCAGTACCGTTTACTCTTTTTTTGTACCCAGACTGCTTGTGCATTTCCTTGTCAATGAGTCTAGGCTGTGTCCATGCAGTGTTGTCGTCTACAAATGAGATAAAGTCCCAAGTCTTTGACAACAGTCCATCCCCAGTTAAATATTCCTTTTGTTCAGCAAATACAAAGTTTTTAGAGTTACGGAGATGAAAGTAATTTCTTGCTAGCATAGAGCCTGCCTTGTATGAGAATCCTTTACGTCTGGCTTTTAGCACAGACATATGCTTGTTTTCTTTTCTACAAGTATCTACTGCATGGAAGTAAGTGTAGTCCCCATCATAAAATGCTGGAAATGTTCTTTCTCTGCGCGCCTGTACTGTCCCGTCTGGGAGCACATCATCTACTGCGCGGTCAATTGGGCAATAGTTTAGGTAGAAGTAATGATACCCTGTAATTCTAACTCCGTTTACCTCAAACCCATATAAACACCTATCTCGTTCTCTATCCCAAAAGTCATAAAACTCTTTTGTCCCATCCAATGCGTCAGTATAGTACCCATGCTCTAGGTAGTGCGAAGCTGCCGGAGAGAATAAGTGCGTATCCTTAAACATTGGGGTATATGATTCCAAACTTTTTACCTTTGTCATCGAATATTGTAGTTTCTCCTGCTTTAAGTTCTGCCCACAGGCGGAGGAAAAGGGATACAGCAGATTCTCGCTGCAGGTCATCTACAATAATAATTTTACCTTGCATCTCTAACTCTTCTGTGTAATTTTGTATTACGCCTCTGTTAGATATCCTGCCTGGAGGTCCGTCAATTAGGAGTACATCGTAGTCTTTGGGAAGCTCCTCTACAATATCACGCTTGTACCACTTGTTTTCTAGTGGGGCATGGTAGTAAGTGATGTTATCGTACTTGTTCAACCACTTAGTATCGTGCTCGACACAGTGCATGTCGTAGTATTTCCCAAGCAAATGGCTCCCAATACCGCTACCCATCTCCAATATCTTAGATCCTTGCGGGACATTGTCCATAATCCAGGTGAATAGTTTCTCACCTATAGCCCATTCGCCAAGTTGTCTCATTATTGCGAGTACTTGTTTGTGACCACCCCACCACGGTTAGGATTGTCTTTCTGTTGCTGCTTTTTGACTAATTCTTCCAGGTCATCTAGGCCTTGTACTACCTTAGCCATGTTAGCAAGATTAGATATTAGGTCTTTTGCGTGGAATATGGGCTTCCCATTATCATCCATCATTGTGAGATCGACATCATTAAAGTATCTCTCTAGCTTTGTTACAGATGCACGTGCCGCCTTTAGGAGTTTTACTGCCGATGTCTCTGATAACTCCCCATATGCTTGTATTGCGGCCTTGATTTTTGGGGTCGCACTAACTTTTAGGACTTCTTTTATCTGTTCCCACCTATTCTCCTCGTCATATACGCTATATGGGGAGCGATGGTCTACAAAGAAGTATACTGCAGACAGCTCATCTACCTTCAGAGCTTTGAACTCTGGGATAGTGAGTGCATATGGAGACGGGATTACCTTATTTCCACTAACTGTTATCAGGTCTTTCATTTAAATGGTCTAATCTTCCTTTTCTTACATGAAACTTTCCTAAGTAGGGTAATCTAACTGACTCAAAGTTTCCTTGTCGTATGATTTCCGATACGTATTTAAATTGAAAGTATACCGCTTCCTCTACCTTCTGTATTGGGAGATTGTATTGACTTGCAAGCTTCTGTATGATTACTTTTTCTTCCATTTCTTATCCCATCTATTGTCTGGACAATCTGTAGTTGCCCACTTTGCCTTTTGCTCAACAATGCACCCACACAATCCACAGCGATATGACTCAAGATGTTCGCAAGAATTACATTTAAGCAGTCTTTGCTTATAAGTTTTTGGATCTACGTTTGGGGCTCCTTGCTTTGCATACTCTACTAACTCATCTTTAAAATTGCTCAGCATTCTTAAAATCGATAACTTAGCCATTGTAGTTAATTTGTAGGTTTACATTTTTCTGCGGCAATAAGATAGGGGATAATTTGTACCCATCTTTAGTCTTTTTAATTGCACCCTTGTCCTTAAGCTTTTTAACGTAGTTGTTTAAGGTATTTGGGTCCTTGATACCTAGGCTTTCTGCTACAACTTTTTTGTTTTCAGTTGAACATAGGTTAATTGTTTCAGACAAGTCAATGAACTTAGACAGGACCAACAGCTCTTTGTCTGTTAATTCAAGTATTCCATTAAATACCTGTAGATACTTAAGTGTTGAATCTACTTTTACTTTAAGAGTCTTCATTTATCTGTACTTTTGCTTTCCCGTCTACTATTTTAATAGTAGCCCTAGAAGATTGGTTGTTAAACTCGTCTACATATTCTTGAATATGCTCTCGAGTACACAAAAATGAGAGGAATACTTCTATCTCTTTGGCTGCTCTTTTTAGCTTATCCTTAAGCTCTAGAGCGTCTTTAGATGCCTCTCGTAACTTATCAAATTCTTCTAACGGGATGGTTACCGTTCCGTTCATTTGATAATACCAAGAAGCATAAACTCGTTTACCATAACGAACTCGCCCTCATCTAGATTAATAATTAATCCTTCAGAAGTTGGGTGAACCATTACAGTATCTCCTTCTTTTACACCTTTGCATTCTGGTCCCGCTGCAACTACTTTTAAGACATTAGATCTTAGGCTATTCTCAGCTCCTCCTGCTAACACAATGCCTGCGTCAGTCTGATCTTTACGTTGAAGTGGGAGTACAACCCAATCACGGGTTGGTTGAAATTTAATTTTACTCATTTTAGTCTGGTTTGACGCAAATATATAAAATAACTTTACATGTCAAAGTCTGTATAAGTTATTTCTACGCATTCCCCATTTTTAATTGCATTTGCAATTGGGGGATAGACTCTTTTGTAGGCATTAGTAGAGCCCCCAACAAACCCATCAGAGGTTATGTTGTTTGTTTGCGTGTCACCCAAGAGCAAACACCCAGAAGTATCATCGTCATCATTACCGCAATGGATAAGAATGTACTCAAAATTAGGAACATTACGAACCCAAAGCATCCCCTGATGAATGTTAGCAAACTTGTCACTATACCGACTATGAAATCCCCCAACAGTCCGAAGAGTAATTTCGTATGTCCCAGCAGGAATTCTAGTTTCATGCATAACTTTTTCTTCTCTGTACTCATCTTCTAATGTGTAGCATAAAAACTTTCGACCGTTTGTGATGTCAAATAGTGCTCCTATAGTGCTATCTTTTTGAGAACTATACCTAATTACTTCTAGTTTCATAGCTTTTCTAACAGTTTTAAAAATTCACGTACATTTTCAGGTTTTGGGGCTTTTTCTTGCGGACTATAATTTACTTCGTCATTGCAGATTGTCCCAAATCTAGAAAGTAAGAAATTTAAATCTTGGGTATTTACAATCCCATCATTACTAATATCCCCAATCAACGAATGCTCCCCAAAGTGTGCTACAATTTCAAGTAAATCAAGTACCCCAACTATCCCATCCCCATTAATATCCCCAAAACAAAACGGGTCTCCCCCAAATAGTCCAGCTCTCTCAAACTCTAATTTCATGTGCATACGTTCAATCTGCCCTTCGGTAAATACTTGTCTGCACGAGTCAGGGTAGTAATCCATGTGGTTGTTGTGTTCGTATTCAGCCCACGATCGAGCAGAGTTCCAGTTGGGTGGAGCATCAGGATAGTACCACCACTGACACGCATGATCGTCGCAGTACCATGAAGGCTTTATAGGGGGTGTATCAGGCACTAAATCCCCATATGTATACCCAGACTCCCCGTCATGCAAATCAGCGTCTTCTAGGCAGCTAGAAACGCCGTTAAACACATGGTGGAGTCCGCAGTAATGACCAAGCTCATGCACTAGGACCATGTTCTGGTTGTTTCTTTCTGGTAGCCAATCCCCAAAACCAAAAGCTTCGTGGCTAATCCACACACCATCTCTTGCGTTTTGAACGTAGTTTGTTACGTAGCTCCACCCAAGAACTGAGTAGCACATGTTTGGGATGATATATATGTTGCAGTAGTTGTCTTCCTCCCAGCTTATATCGTTAGCTAACAATGTATTCTGAGTCCCATAGTCAGGGAAACACAGACCATATTCAGTTAGCTCACCCCACCCATAATCAAGAATATTTGTGTAATCTATATCTTGTACATCAAACTGTATTAAAGCTTGTTCAAAGTAGTAGTTTACAGCGGTCATTGCAGTATCTACATACCCTTCAGAGAACCAACTATTAGGAATGCTGTCGTTATACACGATATGCACCACCGTAGGTATAGTCTTCCAGTCTACAGTTCTATTATTAGATTTTGTAAAGTTTACTTGATAGGGCTCTAGTGCAGTAGGATCATACTGAGTACCGCAGAAGTTTTCTATTTGAGATTGAGCTGTTATAAACAATACTATTGATATAAGACCCACTAAAAGTTTTTTCATAACTAGTTGTTTTTCAGTAAGTAAATATACTCCTGAATTTCAGCTAGTTCAACTTTTAATTGCAAGTCGATACCTGCCTGATAAATCTTGACTAAAACGTTATCT